TTGGCTTGCGCCTCGTTGAGTTTTTCCGCGATGTAGGCTTTCGCCGCCGCCTCGCCCATGTCCATAAGTTTTTCCAAGTCGGAGCAGGTCGGGATGGCGTCAATGCCGTTCAGCACCGCGTCCACATACTCCTGTGACGGGTATTCCGGCCCGGAGGGAACTATCACGTTGTACTGGTTCGACATGTCTTGCCCTCCTACGAAATCGACGTCACAATGCCGTTGGCGACCGTGGCGACGCTCGCCAGAGTGATTACCCCGGTCGCGCCGGTCGAAATGTTCGCCATGCCGTCGATGGTGGTCTGCGTCGCCTTGATCGTCACCGTGCCGTCATCCGACGTTACGATGCTGGAGGTCGGCGTTTTCAGCGCGATCTGAAAGCCGTTGACCTCCGCCGTGGTGTTCTGCCGGGTGATCTTCACCCGGTTGTCCTTGATCGAAATCCGCGTGGTGGCGGCAAGGTTTTCAAGCACCAGCGCGCCATCGTCGTCGCTGTTGATCGTGAAGTCGTGGATGCGGTCGGGAATGAACACCCCGAACATGTACCGGTGCAAATACCCCGTGCCGGGGTCGGCGACCGCGCGGGTGCTTTGGAAGTTGGTCGTGTCGCGGTCGGCTCCCAACAGCCAGCCGGTGTCGCCCTCTTGCAGCGGGAAGTTGATCCCCAGTCCGCCGCCGGACGGGTTGAGGCAGGGGACAACCACTTCGGCGCGCTGCTGGCTCTCGCCGTTCACGCCGAGGCGGTTTACCGCCGGGCGGCAGGTGACAAGGTTTTTGGCGCGGTCGTAACTCGTAACCACGGCGGGCAGGGCGTTTTCCTGCTCCAGCGCAAACTGACGGAGCAGATTTTCCCAAATCTCCTGTAAGTCTATGACTTCCGCCCGGTTGTCGTTCATTGCGCGCCGTCCTTGTGATTGTTGCTCTTATGGAATATTGCCCCTACAACAAAAAAGTCGTATTTTCGGCAATATTTTTTTATCCTTTTACGGGGCGCGTGGTTTCGAGCGAGGTGAAAAAGTCGTTTCCGCGCAGTTCGCCGTGATGCCGGACCCGCAGTATGCGGTAAAGCCCCGACGCCAGCGGCTGGTGGACGCTTTCGAGTTTCATCCAGTCGCCGGGGAGTATCGCCGGGTTCAGTATCAAATCGCAGTCCACCCCCTTGGGGAGAATGGCGGAGGGGATGCCGACCAGCCCGGTATCTTCGCGCACCACCCACACCGTTTCGCCCGGACCGGGTTGGTCGCGTTTTTTCTCGTAGACGGTCAGCGCGCCGTTCCGAATGAAAACCGCATAGCCCGGACAGAGCAGTTGCAGGTCGCGCAACAGCCGTTTCCCGTCGCCCGAGGATTGGAAATTGGAGGCGTTGTTCGGCGGCGTGTCCTGAAGATCCAGTTTCAGCCCCATGCGCGCCGCCGCCTGTTCAAGGATGTTCTTGCGGGGAACGGTCCCCTTGACCAGCCACTCCTGTTCGGACATGGCGCTTTGATGGCGGTGCAGCACCTCCATGCAGGTCCAGATGTCCGGCGGGTTAGTGAACGAGGTAAAAACCACGCTGCCGGAGAAAAGTTCCGGCGTGTTGTCGCGGCTTTCACCATCTTGGATATACCCGGCGTAAAGGCGGATAAAGCGCAGTTCCGGCGTTTGGAAGCGCCGGTAGTTGGTGAGGTAGTCGCGGTACTGGCGCGAAAGATTGCAGACGTCGATCTGCGCGCGGGGGTAGAAGTTGCCGGGGTTGATCTCGACGTTGAAGCGGGTATTCAGCCCGTAAAAATCGACCTCTTCCGAAACATCCGCGCCGCCGCGATCCTCGCCCCGGCTTTCGTATTCGACGCGGACCCATGCCGAACGGACGGGGAGTTTGCGCGTATTCTGTACGGCGGGGCGAAAGTTCGGCGTTGCCTTGTAATCCATAGCGCGCTACCTCACTCCGCACCGTTGAGGTTGGCGAGTTCCGCGTCGGAAAGATAGACCAACTGCTGATCCACGCCGAACTGCGTATAGTACGGGTAGTCGCCGTTCAGGCAGTACCAGAAGAAGTTGCCGCCGATGGTCAAATAGCGGTACGGGATAAGCCGCTGACCGGGGACGCACCGGACGCCGCCCTTGAGCAGTTTGCCGTCCGCGTAGACGTCGGCGACGGTCAGATTCTGCACCGTCCGCAACTGGATGGCGTAAGATACCCCGTCGATGGTGGTCTCGACCCGCTGGTTGGGGACGTTCTGCAAGGGTATGTCTCTCATAGCGCGCTATGCCTCCTATGCCTAAATCGCCGCGATCTTGCCGAGGATGGCGGCGGCGGTGTCGTTGCTGGTGATAAGGTCGGATAAGACCGTGTTCTTCCGGGTGTCGGCGTCCGACGCGCTGGCGACGTCGCCCTCCTGCATCCCGTCGATCTTCGGAGTGACGATGACGACCTCGCGGAATTTCAAGTCGAATATCGGGCGCGAGGCGTTTTCCGGCGCGATGTTCGTGGGCTTTTCGCAGAGGATCATGTTCATGTATACGCCGGTGGCGCACTGGATCATCACCTTTTTGCTCTCGCGGTAAAAGTCGTTCAGTTCGTCCACCACCAAGCCGCCCAGAAACTCCGGCATCGCCATAGCGCAAGTAAAGGTTATCGGCTCCTTTACCTTGTGGTCGGTGACGACCGAGCCGTCCTCTATCGGGTGGTCGCACATCCGGGAACGTTCCTCGATCCCGAAGCGCAGAATGCCGGAGCGGTAGAACGGGACGCCCTGTAAAATCTTCGCCCCGTTGTTCACGGCGTTTGCCACGGCGGTGGCCGCGCGGTCGGCAACGCCCGACGCCCCGGCGGCGGCAGCGGCGTTGGCAAGGTACTTTTCCTGATCGTAGAGCGTGACCGTCCGCATGAACGGCGAAAGCATCCCGGCAACGACCCCGGCGACATTCAAGCCGAGGCTGAAAGGGTCAAGTGAAGTCAATGTCTTAAGCATAATATTCTCCAGCTTGCAAGCGGTCAAGCCGCGCAAATTCATCCAGCACGATCCGCCCCGCGCCCGCCACGCGCTCCGCGATCTCCCGCGGATCGTCCGACGCGGTGTTGATGGTGATCCCGCCGAGGTTCAGCACCTTGTCCCCGGCGGCTCCCGCACCCGCGCGCATCCCCATTGCAAACGCCGTCGAGGGCGGCATGTGGTTCAGCGGCGTGTCGGTGTTGAACGCTCCGGTCATGTCCCACGAATTATATTTTCCATGATACAAGTCATTGAAAACGCGTCTGTTTCGTTCTTCCTCAAGTTGTTTTTTGACTTGCGGGTCTTTGTTTTTTAGTTGCTCGCGGAATATTTTATCCTGCAAAAGCAAATCCATTCCAACGCCAGCCGCGCCAACTCCCAACACCCATGTCGCGGGGTTTGTCAAAAAGGGCCACAGCGTTTTCAGCATGCTCAATATCGCCAGCGTTGCCTTATAGGTCCCCGCCTTGATGAGCGGGGGCATGAGTTTCGCCAACAGCCATGCGACAGCGATGCCCGCCGCGCCCTCCGCCGCATACACCCCTACCGCTCCAAGTTGTTGTGCCTTTTTGGGGTCGTTGGGGACGATGGCGGACGCCGCGCTGATCGCATGGTTCATTACAGTGTTTTTCGCCCCCTCGACAACCTCGTTCGCTTTTTTCTCTAATTCGTTCGCTTTTTTTGCTTGGTCATCCGTCACGGCGGCGGCTTTGCGTTCCTTTTCCAGCGCCTTTTCGAACTCCGCCCCCATTGCGCGAAGAAATAGCGCCATATCCGGCGTCAGTCCGAGCGACTGCCCCGCCAAAAGCGCTTCGGCGCGCGTCAGTTTCTGCATCCGGGGCGCGATGTTGCGCAAAAACTCTTCCGAGGTCATGCCGGGGCGCGTCTGGATGGCGTCGCCGAGCAGACGGTACGCGTTGTCGCTGAACGGCTGTTCGCCCATGTTGGCAAGCGCGATGTTGCGCTCAAGCGATCCCATGCTGGTTGCCGTCGTTTTAAGGCTGCCACCGAATGGACGCACTGCCCGCTCCCACATCTGTTGTCGGGTGGAGCCAACCCCGGTCATTTGTCGGATGATGTCCCTGTCTTTGCCCTTTTCCAGACCGTCAAGCATAAGGTTGAAACCATGCTTGACGGCGGCAAGCGCGGCACCAACAGCCAAAAGCCTCTTCAGCATCAACGTGGCGGAGGCGCCGGTTTTCAGCGCCCCCCGCCCGACGTCGCGTTCGGAGGTTTTCAGTTTCGCCAGCCCCTTTGTCGCCTGTTCGGTGTTCTTCCTTGTTTCCCTGATGTCGCGGAGGTACGAGCGCATGTACTTCGCGCGCAGACGGACCCGGCGCGCCTCCGCCGCCGATCCCCGGCGTTCCGTTTCCCCGAGTTTCGATCCCGACCTGGAGGCGTTCCGCTGCGCGGCGTCGAGGCGTTCCATGTCGTCCGCCGCCCGCGCCGCGTTGGTCTCTATCTGTATTGTCAGTTTGTGTTCTTCGTCCGGCATATCCCGCCCCTGTGACTTCGCAGCGCGCTGCGCGCTACCTTGCCCCGCGTCTGTTCTTCCGCGCCATGTCCCGCGCCGCGCAATAGGCGTTGGCGCGCGGAACGATGATCGCCTCCCAAATGTCGTATGCTTCCTCCAGCGTGTAGACCGTCTTCAGTTCGTGGAGGCTTGCTCGCCCGCTCTCGACAATGCACCCAATAAATCCATCAATATTCCGGTAGTGCGTTCGCGGGCTACTCTCTCCATCGACAGCAGGCAGTCGGAGATTTCGCCGGGTGCGAAAAAATCAAACGAATACTCCAGTTCCGCCGTCTCGACGTCCAGAAGTGTTTTCGTGTCCGGCACATGGTTGTCTATCAGCATGGGGGAATCCAGCGACAATTCGACCGGATTTCCCGGCTCCGGGCGCACGGAGACAAACGCCATCACCTTGAGCAGAAGATTGTGGCGGTCCTCCTGCGAGGCGATGTTTTCCAAAAGATTGTATATGTCATGCCCCGCGACGGCGGGGAACTTGTGCAGGATGTAGGTCTTCCCGCCAAAAACAACTTCTTTCGGCTCCAGCATTTTGCAAAACCAATCCTTTCAGTTGTTCCGATTTTCAAGCCGGGCGTCCCGCGCCCGTCCGCGGCAAAGGCGGCGGGCGCGGGACGGCGCGCTACACCACGGTCTCGAACATGAACCCGTAGGTTTTGGTGCTCAACCGGGCGTCGGCGGTCGCGCCCGTCGTGGGCGGCCCCGAAATAATGCTGCCGTTGGTGAACATCCTGACCTTGCCGCTCGGCAGGGTGATCGTGATCGTGATGATGTCGTGGATCGCCGCCTTGTTCGCGCCGATGCGGTTTGCCGTCCACACGCGGGACAGATTGTCGTCTTCGTCGGTCTCCGGCAAAACGCTGATGTTGACCTGCACCCCGGCCGGAGTGGACCACACCACCAGTTCGCCGTTGATCGTCATCCCGGTGGAGGCGATGTCCACATCCGGCACTTCGTAGGGGGCGTTGTCGTCGGAAAACCGCCTGACATCAAAGCCCGCCGGAGCGGTATACGAGGCGATGACCCGGATTTTTACCCCGGTTGCGCTTACGTCGTGCATGATATTTTCTCCCTGTTGTGGTTGAATGGGTTAAATCAGTACGTCCGTGCCCTCGACCTTCTTGATCGAATCGCCCTTGGAGTAGATGAGAACATAGGTGATCTTGTATGCGTTCGCGCCGCCGTAATCGACAAAGGCTTCGGTATTGAGGTCCAGCGTCCAGCCGTTGTTGAACACGTCGAACCACGAATCCTCGCGCCCGGTCAACTGGTCGATGTAGGCTTTCTGCGTGGTCGTGAACTCCTTGGAGGGCAGGATGGTGCCGTTGCGAAGCGCAAGATTGATGGTGTCCATCATCGCCCCGCGCACGATCCGCTCGCCGTCCGCTCCCGCCGGGATCTTGTTCAGCGCCAGCAGCAGATTGAAAAACGCAACAAGGAACTGGTCTTTCATCCACATCTCGTTTGCGTACACTCCCGCGTCGGAGACGTTCCCTTGCAACACGCCCCGCTGGAGGAAAGCCAACTGCCGACCGGAGGTCTGCGTTGCACCGTAGTAGTTGACCAGCGCGTTGTCGTACTGATTCGCAAGGGCGTTGGTCGTGACCGTCGCCACCGCGCCGGGGAACTGCTGATACATGTAGTTTCGCGCGGCGTTGGTGCGGTTGTAGTTGGTCGCGGCGAGGATCGCGGCGGGCATGTATTCCTCAAGTCCGCCATCCGTCACCAACTGGAGCCACACGCCGTTCATGCCGCTCGTTGCCGCGCCGATCTCGGTGTAGTTCGCCGCCGTGACCGGAACGCAGTACATGTACTTCAGGTTCTGCTCGGAAGAGTTGTTCCACGCCGCCACCGCGCCGATCTGCTCGGTCGTGAGCGTCGGGAGAAAGAGGAAACTCCCGAAGTTGTCGCTCAATCCCGCGATCCGCGCCATTGCCGCATCCGGAGTTTCCGCGTCTGCGCCCGGCAAAACGACCGGGTTGGTCGAGGCGGCAAAGCCCAGCAACGCGGAAATGTCATCGCCGACTTCGGCGGGAGTAACCGCCAGCGTCGATTCCGCGCCGCTCACGCTGTCGGTCAAAACAAATCCGTTCGCCCCGTAAGTCACATTCACGGTAGCGCCCTCGGTCTGCAATGCCCCCTCGACGATGGAGGCGACTTGTGCGAGGCTGGTAGCGGTGGTGAAGTCCATGCCGGACGCCCCCGCAAAGCCGCCCGAGTAGGTGACGTCCAGCACTCCATTGTCGATCCCGGTAAAGTCGGTGAGTTTCGGCTTGACGCCGACGCCGATGATCTGCGCGGAGGTCGCGGCGGGGGTGTAGCGCGCGAACGAGATTTTTTTCGGCATGACAATATCTTTGGAGATGTAGCCGAAATACTTGGCGGCGTAAAGGTACTCCGTCGCGGTCGTGCCGAAATACGCGCCCACATCGTCGAGGCTGCCGAACTCCAGCACCCCGTTGACCGGCGCAAGTTTGCTGGTCGTGATGATACGCAGGATCAATTCCCGCGCGGTAGCCGCCGCCTGACCGCCGACCCCGCTCGTGATGTCCACATACCGTTTCTGACTGATTGCCATTTGTGCAAATCTCCTTTGTTTAGGGGGTTATACTCCGACTATCTTTGCCCCCTTTATCACCGCCTCGGTAGCGGCGCTCTCGATGACCTGATCGTGCAGCAGCACAAGGTCAAAGCCGGGGATCAGTTGAAAGTTCTCGGAACTGTTCAGAAACTTGCCGACGCGGATGTTGTCGATCCGCAGTTTGCCGTAGCCCGAAGTCACCAGCGCGGCGATCCCGGCGGTGCTGTTGAAAAAGGTCTTGAGCATCTTCGCCATGTCCACCGCCGACCATGTAGCGACGGTATCGCTGTTGGGCTGACGGTTGCAGAGACAACCGATCTGTATGCTGACCTCTTCGCGCCACTTTTCGACGTGGACCAGCGTGATCGTGCCGTCGTCATTGTACTTGGTCTCATCGCCGCCGCCCTGAAAGCCGACCGGAACGCTATATACCTCGGACAGCGTAATCAGTTTGTTGTGCTGACCCAGCGGGCGCGGCTGGTAGCCCTGAACGACCGTCCAGCCCGTTTGCCCGGAGTTGGACAAAAAGGCGCGGATGATCCCGACAATATCGGCGAATATCTGATTGTCCGTTTTGTAACTCATTACAGCGTCGGATATTCTTTGTTTTCTTCCACGACGAGGGCTTTCCAGCCGTCGTAACCGAACCAGTCTTTCATGTCGCGGATTTTCCACTCCTTGCCCTCGAAGAGCAGAATGTCCGCGCCGATGCTCACGCTCTCCATGCCCTCCACGTCCGCCGGGAGGAACACCCGCCGGAAATTGCGCCCCGGCTGTAGCCCCAACTGCGCGTACATCCGGCTCGGGACCGGCTGCACATGCGCCCTCGGGACCGTCACCGGATCGCCGTAAGGCTGCGGGAGAATGCCGAAGGCGTTGGATTCCGCGTCGCCGTTGAACTTGCGGTACTGCACTTCGGCGCTCGGGATCAACTCGCTCGCCTGTGCCAACAGATTCCAGTCCGTAACCATCGCTACTTCGTCCCGCTCCGCGTCTCCACGGAGTTTATCATGCGCCCGGTGTCGATCAGCGGCTTGGTAAGGATGTTGCCATAGCCGTTGTCGCTCTTCGCGTTCGCCCAGCGCCGCCGCCGCAGTTCTATCGTGAGCGGCGCAAGCGGCGGCTCGAAGACCGCCAAAATCGCTTTTTTCAAGTCGCCCGCCACGCGCTCCGCCAGCATTGCCATTACGGGCAGCGGCGACGCGCCCTTTTTCATCGCGGCGATGATGCCGCGCCGGGCAAACCGGACATACCGCGTACCGAACTGCCTTGCCGTCGGGCGCACAAACGGGCGCGGGGGAATGACATTGCCGCCGCGCCCCGTGCCCCCGTATTCCTGCAGCAGCGCTATCAGCGCCACGCTTTCGCCGTTGTCATAACTTCCGCTTGCCTCCGTCCACCCCGCCTCGGCGTAGACGTCCTTTTTCAGCGTCTGCGCCATGTTGTGAAGCGAAACATGCAGTCTGTGGGACTGCTGCCGGATGTTTCCGTTGACGCGGATATTACGCCGACCATGCGGGGTATAGGTGACTTCCGCCCCCGCTAAAAGATCCTCGATTTCACCGTCTGCCATTATAACAGCCTCTGGAAACTGCCGCCGTAAAGCCTCGGGCTTGCCAGCGCCGCGAGAAACGCCGCGTAGCGCTGCCCGTAGGTCGTTTGATTGAGGAAAAAGTGCAGCGCGCCGTTATCTTCCGGTACGGAGTAACTGACCGACACCTCGCCCACCGTGGCGCTCAACTTCAACCCCGTAGCGCCGCCGCCCGCGCTACCGCCCGCCGCGCCGTCCGCCCCGGTCTGCCGGTCGAGTTTCAGCAGGTGCGCCGCCATGAGTTCGATCAGCAGCGCCCGACGGTCAAAGCCGATGTCGCCGTAATTCTTCTTCGACACATACAGCGCCGCGACCGTGATGTCCGCCTCGATCCGCGCGTCCGGGTACATGGTCGTATCGGCGAACTCCGGGAACAATTCCCGGATGTCCTCCACCGTTACCACGATGTTGTTGTTGCCGTCCAGCGTAGGCATGGTACTGCTACTTGATCTTTCTGCTCGTTTTGGCTTTGCCCGCGACCTTGCGGTCGTTGATCTTCAACTCGCTGTTCTCCACCTCCGCCTCCGCCGCGTTCCCGGCGAAGTCTTCGGGCGTCAACTGCGCGGAATCGTCGTCTTTCGCCATGTGCTTTTCGACCGTGCGTTCGACGTTGAGTTTGGTCGAGACGATTCGAACGTTGCCGTTCCGCTCGTGCTCTTTGAACACGGGGTGGTTTTTCAGCAGTTCCGCCTCTTCATCGGTGATCTGGGTGACAACACCGCCTTCCGGCGTCACCAGTGCTTTCGGCTCCATCACGCCCTGACCGCCGTTGATGTGAATGGTTTTCACCAACTGATGCCGGACGCTGTGCTTGTCTTCGATGGTGCGATATACGGAGTAGTCGACCGACTGCCCCCCGGTGCAAATGACATACGGCATTTTAAAACATCCTTTCTTGTTTCGCTTTTTGCCTTTTTGATTTGATGATGATCCCCGCCCCCTCCCGCCGCCGCCGGAAAGGAACGACGGCAGGGGGAGCGAAGACGGGGTTCGTCAAATGCCGCTGTAGCGGACGATACCGATGGGCTGACTCACCAACACGCCAGCCGTGGCGTTGCTGTAATCCTCGTCCGCGCCTTTCGCGGCGGGGGTGATGCCGACCAAGAACATCGTCTGCTGGATGTACTGACCGGCGACCTCCTGACCCGCGATGCGGTCGGCGATGAGATAGAAAACGTTGGAACTGCTGTTCGCACCGTTGAACTGCGGGACCGCCACCACCCGCGCGCCGCTCCACGTCTTCCGGATGTAGTCCATCACGGAAACGCCGAGGTCGGTCACGGTGTTCAGGTAGTCCACGCAAGCCGACGCGACGCCGATGGTGAAACTGTCGCGGTTCGGGTCGAAATTCGATCCGCTGCGCAGACGCAGCGCCGCGACGGCGCTCTGCAAGTCCGCCACGATGTAGGCGAAAGTCTTGTTCGCCCAAGTGGTCACGTTGTCGGCGGTCGCCGCGACGGTCTGATACGCGGGCAGCCCGGGATCGTTCAGAATGCCGTAAGTGTGACCGCGACCGTCGTTGAAGCCGTTGAACGCGATGGCGTTGGTGCTGATCGCCAGCGCATTGGCGACCGAGCGGCGTTTCAGCCCCACGGCGTCGATCCGCTGCGCGGCGGCGCGCCGCGTCTCCAGCGGGCCGACCTTGAAGCCGAGTTCCATGCGAACCACGGTGCGCGGCTCGTAATTGTTGTTGAAACTCGCATGCGGGATGTTCCCCGCGTCGGTGTAGAGCCGGGGCTGTCCCACGCGCTCCACAATCGGCATGATGATCTGCTCTTCATACCACGATCCGGCGATGTTGCGCCCGAGCAGGTCGTCCGCGACCCGCGCCTGGGTGACGACCTCGATGGGCGTGGGGAAGAAATACTGGAGGAACTGCAACGCGAACGACGCGCTGGGCGTGGTGACGGCATTGGGCGCTTCGTCCAGCGCCAGCGCCTTGCCCTGCGCCTCCATCTCGTCCATCGCGGGGGCGGCGGCGTCGATACCGAGGTCGCGCAGATCGTCCAGCGTGGTTTTTTCGTCCATCGCAAAGGGGCGAACCTGCGACGGGTCAAGGTGAAGCCGAATTTCAGCCATTTGTCATATCTCCTTTGACTTGAATTTGTCAGTTCTTGAGCCGAAGCACCGCCATCCCGCCCGAACTCGCGGTGGTGATGACAAACTCGCCGCCCGAAATGATCGAACAGGACGAGGGAACAGCGCCGCCGCTGGCGTAGCCGCCGATAGCGCCGGTGGTCTTGTTGAACGCGGGGACGTAGCCCGGCTGGACTGCGGTATCGACCTTGACCCAAATGTTGCCGTGATTGCACACCGGGACGATGGTCTCGCTCCCGACTTCCAGCCCGGCGGAAAGCCCGTTGGCGCGGATGAGTTCCTTGCCGTTCACGATGATGCCCCCGAACGCGCCGGAACCGCCGCCCTGAACCCGGCGCGGGTCAGCCGCCGCGTCCACATAGGTCACGGCGTTGCCGATCACCCCGCCCGAGGTCACGATCGCGCCGTGGGTGAACTGCGCCGAGTTGTCGAAGAAATCGCCCGGGAGGCCGGGGGTCTGAAATTCGTACACAGTGTTCTGCGTAGCCATAATGCTTGTCTCTCCTTGTGTTGTCGCGGGGTCACTTGCCCGCAAGGTAGGCTTTCATTCTCTCGCTCTTTTCGCCCGGCTTGCGCGTGGTTTTCGGCGCGGCGTCGGCGGCGATCTCCAGCGCGCGGGGGGCTTTCTCCATCGCGGCGCAATACGCCTCGACCGCCTCGACCGTCCCGGCGATGCCGAGTTTACCGGCGGCGAACTTCGCCACCTCCTGCGCGGTCATGCCGTCCATCGCAAAATCGCCGACGATCTTGCTGACCTTGGCGTACAGCGCATTGCGGCGGTCATTGGCGCGGATATAGTCCGCTTCGTCCATCCCGCCGCGAGTGTAGCGCTCGCTGCCGAGGATCTTTTTGCCCGTCTCTTCCGAAATCGTGCCCTTGGCGACCAGTTCGCTGACGGTACGCTCCATCTTGGGACCGTCGAAAAACTCGTCCTTGCCGCACTTGTCCTCGCCTTTCTTGTCGTCAGGCTTGGGATCGTCCTTGCCGCACTTGTCCTCGCCCTTCTTGTCGTCAGGCTTGGGATCGTCCTCGTCGCACTTGTCCTCGCCCTTCTTGTCGTCAGGCTTGGGATCGTC